AAGAGAAGGCTAAAAAAACCATCAAGCTGGATCAATTTTTTGATAATCAAATATCGCATTTACAGATGACGATTGATCAAGGTTTTTGGGTAGACGCAAATGGTCAAAAAAAATCTATTGATGAAAAAGTTGAAGTAATTAGAGCTGTTATTTCTGATGCTGCAATATCCATTGGAGATATCGGTATTCAAAAAGAATACAGCGAAAAATTCAAAGTTGAGTTGCGCAATGCAAAAATAAACTCTGTGACAAAATCTTTATTGGAGGCTGATAATATAGAGGATCCAGATCTTACTTTGAAAAAGATTCCTCTTGGTGATATTGGCCGCATGAGCGCTGTGCTGCAAGATTTAATCGTTAACGATTTTGATGCCGTTGCCAAGATAACTGCCAACTTTATGACTGCAGTAAATTATCGAAAATCAACTAATGATGCCAAGGCTACCGAAGATAAAAAACAAGGTGAAATAAAAGCCATCAATTTGCTAGAGCAGATTTTTCCTTTGCCAAACAGTCCAAAAAGAAGAGACTTAGTAAAGCAACTTCTGATTCTTCCAGAAGGGTCGGTACCTCTTTCTCTTTTGCAGGATCTGCTAGAACCTAAACCGCCAAAGGAAGCCGAGTCTAATCAGGCTTTGAATTTCAACCTGTTGGCTGGCATCTACAACAACACCATCACAAAGCCAAGTCAGATTTGGTCAATGGTTGGCAAAGGCATTACTGGCAAAGATGCAGTGACCGCTCTCAAGTTACTAAACACTGAAGACAGGCGAGATAGTTCAGAGCTTAGTCGTGGCATCTCTACGCTTGCTGGCATCCCTGTCATACCCGGCAGCGTAGTGGCGATTGATCGAGAGGGTGACGAGTTTAAGCGCCGCATGCAGTTGGAATCGCAGTCTTTACAGATCCAAGCCGAAGCAGCTGCTAAAGGCGAGGTACTGACATCAAGACAAATCTTGAGCAAGTTAGAAGACGGCATTGCCAAAACTCGCAACACTGAGACAGCCAAAGCAGCGCAGAATTCTTTGAAGGTGTTTGAAGCGCAAGAGTGGGTCAACGGGCCAATTAACAACAACACATTGCCAGCGCTGGAGCGCAAAGCTGGCACTGATAAGAAGAAGCTGCAAGACTTAAAGCGCATTAAACAATTGTTGCGTCAAGCGAATGGAGAGCAGTAATGGCCTACAGTCAAATTGAAGACAAGTACCTGTCTGCTTTAACCGCGTTTCAATTCCCTGACATGCCAGAGCAGACTATGCCCGGCAGACAAGAGGGTGACATCATGCTGGCTGCTGGCCCGTCTGGCCCCACATCAGATGCGGGTCTGGGCGTGAGTGAAATGAAACCAATTCCACGCAATGCTGTTGTGGGTGATGTGGCCAACTTTGTGCGCAATGTACGCGATATGGCAAACCAGATGGAATTTAGAGACTGGGTGCCGCTGCTTAAAGGTATGGGGGTTGGTGATCTTTTACTTGGAAAGTCGCCAGAAGAAATTGAGAACTGGGCATATGGCAACAGTCCAATAACTATGCCTCCAAGCGGAACTGGTGGGTATGTGCCAATTGTTAAGACAGGACGAAAGGACGGCCTAGCAGATGTTCTTGGTCTTGGAATTGATGTTGTTCCAATTGGTAAAGGATTAGGCACCGCCGCAAAAGTTGGATTAAAGGCTGGTACAAAACTGTTGCCAGAAGTTGGACAGGCGGTCGCCAAAAGCATGGATGCGCTTGGCACTCCACTTCAGATGAATATTGTTGAGCCCGGCCCGACTTTGCAAAAAATAGAAGGCGGCATTAAATTCCCAACTAATGATTCAGCAAACCGTTTGCGCTTAAAGGTACAGCGCGAAAAGCAAGCCCTTGAAGGCAAGGCTATGCCCGGAATGCCTAAGAACGAACGTACAGTAATTGAAGCGCCAGAAGGAAGTGAGATGCCAAGCTTTGTAGTTGGCAAAATTACACCAGAGGATTGGATTCAAAGAACCGAGGCCATTCTTACGCCTGAAGAAATTGCTCAATATTCAAAATGGTATGAAGAGGTGCGTGATACTTTTTTTAAATATACCGATGGCGACGAAGCAAAAACTGACAAATATATGAGGGCTTGGCTGGTGGCCAATCAAAACATTGGTGTTGATGGTGCGTTTAACAACGTGTTATTGCAGGCTGAGCAGTTTGCGCGGCAAGTACCAGTCGACGAAATGAAAGCTGCCGGCCTACCTTTGGCAACTAAAGCAGCAAGAAGTACCTTACAAGATGAGCCAATTGTTGAAGGCGTTGGCTTAAAAATATCTGACTTCGTAGACAGCGCTGAAGGTAAATCGGTTCGCTCAATTTACGGTAACGATCCATTAGCTGGGCAACCTTTTGTTGTTGATATTCATACCGCCAGAGACACTGGGTTGGTTGATGAAATTTTGCTTAATCATCTAGAGCGCCAAGGTTATAAGGTGGATCGTGATCGAATAACTACAGATTTGGCTGGTGGGCCAACTGATACCCAATACGAAAACCGCGCAGACTTTGGTCGAACTCTGACTGCTGAATTGAACAGCATCAACTGGCAAGGCCGTAGTGATTGGCAGCCCAAAGAAGTTCAAGCGGTGGGCTGGATGGCTATGACTAGGTTGACAGCTGATGCAGCCGATGACACCGTAACCGCTCTTGAGCGCAGCTTGCGCCGCATCTCTATGGAAGCCGCGCCCGGTGAGGGCTCGCCTTGGGCAACGAAATACGGTGCAGCATTCAATGAGCTGAGTGGTGAACGCCAAGCCAAGCTAACACAGGCAGTGACTGAGCGTGCAATGCAGATGGCCAAGGAAATCTCTGGCATTGATTTGCGCAGCATTGTTCACGGCACAGGGGGCTGGGAAAATTATCAAAATCCAGCCGCTATTGCACAAACATTAGCTACTAGAAGTGGCGCTGAAATTGCTGCCAATGTTGTTGGTTATTTGACCCAGCAGACAGAGGTGTGGGTAAATTCAATCAAAGGAACAACAAAGAACCCTAAAGCATTAGCAATTGATTTCATAGAATCTGGCAGCGACAACTTATCAACAAACGAAGGATTGCAAAATTTCTGGGCAAAAATTAGAGAGGCTGATTCAAGCGGCCTATTTGTTGGATATCAACCAATTCGTACAGTTGATGGAGAAGTAGGCATCCGTGTTATAGTGGATAAAGGTGGCGAAAAGCGCATGAATGATGTGCAATCAGCTATCCAAGGATCGCTGTCTCAAGCTCTTAAAATGCTTGATTTTAAAGTGCAGGCTTACGGCTATGAGGCAGACCTAGTCAAAGCTAGAAATGATTGGAAGGAGTTTTCAGATGGGCGAGCTTATTTGGAAAGGCTGGCAGACCTCGGTGTCAAACGCACCGCAGCCGACCTCGATCCTTTACGGGGCGAACTTGAGAAAATCTTCGAAAGAGAGCTTGGGGCAGCAAGCCCCGCCGGTGGTAACGGCACAGCCAAAACCACAGCCAAAACCAAAACCAAAATAATTGGGGGCGGTGCAGCTCCAACTTCTGGAGCTGAATAATGGCGATTACACAAAAGCCTCTTGAACAACGACTAGGTCAAATACTGCCGGGTGCTGCCGCCAGCACTCCAGCTGAAGATATTCAACTTGAGCCCATGCCCGGTGCTGACCAAAGCGCTGAGACTGACATGTCTGCGCCTGTTGAGCTTGGTACGCCAAGCATGGAAGAAGGCATCCAAGTCGCTGGGCCAATGTCGGTTATACGAAGCCTTGTAACCAAGCAAGCGCCTAAAGCCCAGCGCAACTTGGTGCCAGAGGCTGCCCGCGCATTGCCCGGTGAACTGCCTGACGCGGCCAAGGCTGGTAGGTTTAAGCTGATCCCAGAAGCTGATCAAGTACTGACAGACACGGTTGGCGCTGCCGTCAGAGCTCGCCAAGCCAAGGCACCAAACCTTGGTAAACCAAGCCCCACCGCAGCCGAGGTCAAAGCTGGTGTGCCGGTTGAGCCGTTCAACCTGTCGCGCTACCAGACCGAGGACGCAGCTGCCATTGTGGGCGGCGTGGCCGATGCGCTCAATATCAGAACCAAGGCCGTCACCTTCCAAGAGATCAAGGACAAGGCCGCAGAGTCTGGCATCAGCGAGGGCTTCCTGTCCCGCCTGATCGGCAGCGATGGCAAGATGATGGCCAACGCCGTGGAGACTTACAAAGCGCTGGAGGTGCTGGAGTCCAGTGCCAACGAGCTAGACCGCCTGTTCAAGATGGTTGACTCTGGCATGGCCACTGACGTTGACAAGCTGGTGCTACGCCAGCAGATCGCCTTCCACGGCCTGATCCAGCGCGGTGTCAAGGGCATCCAGACTGAAACCGCCAGATCGCTGGCCGTGTTTCGCATTCCCCGTGATGGCAATGCTGCTGTGGTACGCCAAGTGATTGATGAGTACGGTGGCGACGCTGCCCTGTCTGACATGGCCAAGTCTTACCTGACGCTGGAGTCACGCGCTGCTCGCAACTCTATGGTGGAGAAGTCAACCATGTCCGGCTTAAAGGATGTGTGGTTCACCACCTACATTAACGGCTTACTGTCTAGCCCTGTGTCGCATGCCAAGAACGTGGTGTCTAACACCACCTTTGGCTTGTATCAAATACCAGAACGGTTGGTGGCTGCCTTCTACAGCAACGTGCTGCCAAAGGGCGTGCGCTCATTCAAGGCGCTGGTGCCCGGCAGCGAGGCCGACAAGATCGCCTACGACGAAGCGCTGACCATGATCCAGTCGCTACGCAACGGGCTGGTTGAAGGCTTTGATCTGGCCAGCACTGCATTCAAGAACAATCAACCCAACGACTTGATGAGCAAGATTGAGGCGCAGCGGGGCACCACCCTGCCGACCATCAGCTCGGCTGGCTTTGGCATTGAGCAGGACAAATGGCTGGGCAAGGCCATCGATTACTACGGCACCGCGGTCACCCTGCCGGGCCGGTTGCTGATGTCCGAGGATGAGTTCTTCAAGGGCGTGCTCTACCGTATGGAGCTCAACACCCAGATCACTCGACGCAGCAAGTCGATCTACCGCGAGGCGCTCGACTCTGGTATGCCGGAAGCTGATGCGCTGGCCAAGGCCGAGGCTGAAGCTATCAGCTTGTTTCAGAACCCGCCCCGTGACTTGGATGAGGCCGCTGCAGTATTTGCTCAAAAGGGCACCTTTACAAGCGAACTGCCACCAGCCCTCAAGAACCTGCAGCAGACGTTCAATCATCCAGCGCTCAAGATTGTGGTGCCGTTCTTTAAAACCCCAGCCAACATTGGCTTGCAAGTTATTGAGCGCACCCCGTTTGCCCCGCTCTCCTCTGCGTGGCGCGAGGAGATCGCCAAGGGCGGCGTGTTCCGCGACATGGCCTTGGCCAAGGTGACGCTTGGATCTGCTGTGCTTGCTACCTATGCGGCCTTGGCTGGAGAGGGAAAGATTACCGGACGCGGTCCAGCTCGCAAGGCTGACCGAGATGCGTTGATGCGCGACGGCTGGCAACCCTATTCCATCAAGGTGGGCGACAGTTACTACAGCTACAGCGGCATGGAGCCTGTCTCTGCGCTGCTGGCCATCGCTGCTGACTATGCTGAGTACGCCCAACATGAGACTGATGCCAGCAAGATTGAAGAGGTTTTCCTTGGTGGCACCTACGGCCTGTACGAGTACCTTAAAGAGCAGCCCTACCTGCAAGGTGTGGCTGATGTGGCTAAGCTAATTGGCACCACCCAGCAGGGCACTGTGGACGGCAAAAAAGTTGTGGACGGTTTGGTCAAACAGTTCGGTGGCTTTGTGATTGGCGGCTCACCAGCTGGTGTCTACAGCTCACTGCTGGCCGGTATTGAGCGACTGTCCGATCCAACCAACAAAGACACCCGCGCCAGTCCTGATCTTCCAATGGGTGTGCGTGGCTTTGTTGAAGCGTTTAACAAGTACAAGTCGCGCATACCCTACTTCAACGCAGACCTGCCAGACACACTTAACTTGTGGGGTGACGCAACCAAGTCTGGCACCGGCGCAGTTTATGAGCTGGTGCTGCCAACCCGCGTGACACCGCAGCAGTTCTCTGAGGTGGATGACCTACTGGTGCGCATGGGCTCCCCCATTGGCATGCCTGACCGCAAGGTTGATGGGGTTGAGGTGGACGCATTCCAATACAACCGGCTGCTGACCATCTACGGCAAGGAGTTGCCATCTAAGCAAGAGGTCTTAAACATCATGCAGACACCAGGATTTGACCTGCTGTCGCTGGATGACCAGCAAAAGACTGTGCAGCGTGTGCATTCCAAATACATGGATGCTGCCAAGAATCTACTCAAGGCTGAAGACCCAACATTACAATTCAAGATTGATGAGCTTAAAGAGCTCAAAAAGGCTAATGGCCTCTATTACAAACCGGATTAAAAAAGTACAATTTTCAATAGGAAGGATTGAATCATGGCCACCATACCAATTTCCAACGTAACACGCAGAGCAGTCTATGCGCCAAGTGGCGCTGGCGGCGTTGGCCCGTATGCGTTCACCTTTGAGATCTTGGCCAACACCGACATTGCTGTGTACAAAGATGAGGTGCTGCTGACGTTAACCACCCACTACGCAGTGACCATCAACGCCAACGGCACTGGCTCAGTCTTGATCAATGCCACGGGTTTAGCTCTTTCGCCCACCTCGCCAACCCAGTACGCCATTGTCGGCAACCGCACCATCTCTCGGACTACTGACTTCACCACGGGTGGCGACTTCTTTGCGAACACGCTGAACGACGAACTTGATAGCCAGACTATCTTTGCCCAGCAAAACTCTGAGGGTCTACAGCGTGCGCTGAGTGCGCCACAGACAGATCCAACCACCATCAACATGGTGTTGCCACTTGCATCATTGCGAGCTAATAAGACTCTTGGCTTTGATGCTACCGGCAATCCAACTTTGGGTGAAACCCTTGGCACCAACCGTGGCAACTGGGCTTCCGGCACTGGTTACTTTGTAAGAGACATTGCAAAAGACACCACCACAAACAACATCTTTCAAGTAATCACAGCTCACACCTCAAGCGGGGCTTTGCCGATTACCACCAACACTGACTCTGCTAAGTGGACACTACTGGTAGACGCTTCATCTGCGACCACATCTGCTACAGCTGCCGCAGCGTCTGCCGCAGCGGCCAGCACATCAGCAAGCAATGCGTCCACTAGCGCCAGCAATGCGAGCACCAGCGCGACAACTGCGACTACGCAGGCAACCAATGCGGCAAGCTCTGCCACCAGCGCGAACACTGCAAAGGTTGCTGCCGAGGCTGCAAGAGATGCAGCGCTGGCGGCATACGACAGCTTTGATGACCGCTACCTTGGCCCTTACGCCAGCAACCCCACGCTAGACAACGACGGCAACACACTACTTGCTGGCGCTTTGTACTTCAACACCGTGGTGCCAGAGATGCGCTTATGGACAGGCTCTATTTGGGTAGCTGCCTATGTCTCAGGTACTGGATTTTTGTCATCCTCAAACAATCTGTCTGAGTTGACGGCTACTGCTTCAACAGCAAGGTCAAACCTTGGACTTGCAATTGGCACAAACGTGCAAGCATGGGACGCTGATCTAGACACATGGGCAACTAAGACGGCTCCATCTGGGACTGTTGTTGGTACAACCGATACGCAGACGCTGACCAACAAGACCCTGACCAATCCCACCGTCACCAACTATGTTGAAACTGTAGTGGCCATTGGTAACTCTGGCACAACACAGACCTTATCGTTAACCAGCGGCACGGTGCAGACAGTCACCATGACAGGCAACTGCACGTTCACCATGCCAACAGCAACGGCTGGCAAGTCATTCATCCTGATTTGCACACAAGATGCTACAGGCTCACGCACTGCGGTGTTTACAAGTGTGAAGTTCCCTAGTGCAACAGCACCAACACTGACCACAACCGCAACCACAGGCGTTGACATACTGACCTTTGTGGCTAACGGCACAAGCTGGTTTGGTACAGCAGCACAGGCATTTGCATAATGTTTGCAGCTAAAGACACTCTCCTTACCCGACCAAGTGGCGGCTATCAAATCAGCCGTAGTGTGCGTCTGCGTTCAAGTGTGTCTGCTTATTTGAATAGGACTCAAACAACGGCCACTAATAGCGTTAAATGCACATGGTCTGGTTGGGTTAAAAGAGGAAAATTGGGAACTGCTCAAACTATTATTTCTGGTTCTAACGGAACAGATGCCGATACAATTTTTTATTTTTCATCTACTGATAAATTAACTTTTTATTCACGCATCACAAACACAAATGGTGCGGCTACTGAATTTAATGGAGAGTCTGCCGCAGTTTTTAGGGACGCAAGTGCTTGGTATCATATCGTTCTTAAAGTAGACACATCAACAGCTCAAGCCACAAACAATGAATATTACACCGTTTATGTAAACGGAATAGCGCAAACTTTTACAAATGTTAGTGGTGCAAATCTTGTTAGTGCGGCAACTGTTCAAAATAGAAACACCTGTTTAAATGTAAGTGGGTATCCTAATCAAATTGGGGTGTACAGAACTTCAAGCAATTTGTTTGATGGCTACCTAACAGAAGTCAATTTCATTGACGGTCAAGCCCTAACACCATCATCATTTGGCGAAACCAATGCCATCACTGGTGTATGGCAACCTAAGAAGTACGCTGGTACATACGGCACAAATGGCTTTTATCTGAACTTCAGCGATAACTCTGCCGCTACTGCCGCCGCTATTGGCAAGGACAACTCAGGCAATGGCAACAACTGGACACCCAACATCATCAGCGTGACTGCTGGCGTGACGTATGACTCCATGCTGGATGTTCCTACACTTTATGCTGATGGTGGGAATGGTCGAGGTAATTACCCAACATGGAATCCTCTTACCGCTGGCGGGTTGGTTACGTTTTCAGAGGCTAATTTAAAGGCATTGTCTACCAGTGCTTCCGCACCCTTCAATATTGAATCCACAATAAAAACTGCCACAACAGGCAAGTGGTATGCGGAGGTAACGGTGGCGGCTGGAGCAAACAACCCAGCCGTAGGCATTGGGAATAACCCGTCCACATCAAATTCAAATGTAGATCAGTATGCGTGTTATCGAGTTAATGCAACATACATCACAGGCGGTGTAGGAGCATCCTCGTCAGGTACACCAGCTACGTTTACAACTAACGATGTGATTGGTATTGCGTATGATGTAGGCGCAGGGACGTTGGTGTTCTACAAAAACGGCACATTACAAACAGGTGGTTTTACTGGAATAACCGCTGGCAATTATTCTTTTATTGTTCGCAAAGACTCTGCAAGTGGAGATGGTGGTTTTCTTAATTGCGGTCAACGACCATTCACCTACACACCACCCACAGGTTTCAAAGCACTGAACACGCAGAACCTGCCAGCGCCTACTATTACCAATGGTGCTAGTTACATGGCGGCTACCACCTATACAGGTAATGGTGCAACCCAGAGCATCAGCAATGCGGTGAATGGTGTTTCATTTCAACCTGATTGGGCTTGGATAAAAGTTAGAAGTTCGGCTGCAACTGACCACTATCTTGCAGATACAGTTCGTGGTGCAACAAAATATCTTCAATCAGATACCACAGCGGTTGAAGGAACAAACAACGGCATTACTGCGTTCAATTCAAATGGCTTTAGTGTTGGGGCAATTGGTGATACCAATTCCAATACGGCAACTATTGTCGGTTGGCAATGGAAAGCTGGCGGCACTGCTGTATCCAACACATCGGGCTCTATTACGTCATCTGTAAGCGCAGGTGCTACGCAAGGCTTTAGTGTGGTGACTTATACAGGCACAGGTGCAAACGCTACTGTGGGTCATGGTCTAGGTGTTGCTCCTAGAATGATGATTGTGAAAAAAAGAACTGGAGCTATTCAAGCATGGGGTGTTTATCACGCATCTTTAGCAAACACTCAATATTTGGTTTTGGATACTACTGCCGGAGCCGCCACATTGGCAACAATGTGGAACAGCACATCGCCAACAAGTTCAGTATTTAGTATAGGTACAGATGGTACTGTAAATACAAATACTGCAACCTATGTTTTTTATTGCTTTGCCGCAGTAGCTGGCTACTCTGCATTTGGTAGCTACACAGGCAATAACTTAGCAGATGGCCCATTTGTTTATCTTGGATTTAGACCAAGATGGATCATGTTCAAAGATTCATCAGCTGTTGCTGTTTGGATGATTATGGATACCGCTAGAAATACAATCAATGTTTTAGATGATGGATTAGCCCCAAATAATTCCAACGCAGAATCGACATACAGCAACACAGCGCAAGTAGATTTCTTGTCAAACGGTTTCAAGATTCGTGCAACAAATGCAAACCAATATTGGGCTAATGTATCTGGCAATATATACATTTACGCCGCCTTTGCTGAAAACCCATTCAAAAATTCACTTGCGAGGTAACTTATGTTTTTACTCAACGGCAACCCATTACCACTTGACACATCCTTTCAGATAGATGGAACGTCATACCCTGCCAACTGGCTACGTCTTACCTCTATTGCAGAGAAGAACGCTGTTGGCATCACAGAGGTGGCAGATACTCAAGTCACATACGATGACCGCTTTTATTGGGGTGTAGACAATCCCAAACAATTGGAAGACATCACAATCACGCCCGAACAAGGTGACCCATACACACAGCATGGACTCAAGCACCAGTGGACTGCCACAGTCAAAGACACCGCCAACAAGCTGTTGTTTCAGTCTGACTGGATGGTGATTCGCAAGGTAGAGCGCAATGTGGTTATTTCTGCTGACACTGTAACTTACAGGGCGGCGGTGATTACCGAATGCACAAGGCTTGTGACTGCCATTGCTGGCGCTGCCAATGTACCTGCTTTGATTGCTGTGGTGACTGCACAAGGATGGCCAGCATGACACCAACAGAAGCCCGACTGGATACGCACGAACAGGTGTGCGAGGTCCGCTACGACAGTATCAACGCTCGACTCAAGCGCATTGAGCAGATCTTGATCGGCTCATGTGCCGCCATCATTGGCATGTTGCTGACGCTGGTGCTAAAGCTGTGATGCATCATGCCGCTCACCATTGCACTGGCAGCTGTAGCCTTGGTGAAAAACATCCGAGAGGGATGCGAGCTTTACAAGCAGGCGAAAGAATCTTATCTCGAAATAAAGGAAACCTATGACGAGGTTGCTGGAATTGCTCAAGAGGTACACGGGTTCCTTGGTCCAATCATTGCATTTTTCACAGGAAAAAGTAAGCCTGCAAAGCCAACTCCTGTGGCTGCACGTTCAAAAAATAACTCTAAATACGTTGCTGTCGATGAGACAAAAATCAAAGCGGATATTGTCAAACATATCAGCGAGTTTTTCACGCTTCAAGAAAAGTTAGCGGCCAAGATCCGACTTGAGGAGGAGCAGAGCAAGACAGTCTACGACCCAGAGCAGAACCACAACATCGCCGCGATGAACCGAGTGCTTGCCTTGCAGCAGATGTCTGAGCTGGAGATTGAAATCCGAGAAATCATGGTGTACCAGACCCCCGGCATGGGTGCCTTGTACAGCGAGGTCTTCAAGATGCGGGAAGTCATCAAAGATGAACAGGAAAAAGCTAGACTGGCACAGGAGGCAAAGAAGAGGCAAGAAGCATGGCAACTCAGGCAAGAGGAAAGAAACCTGCAAGCAAAGTTGGCAGCAGTAGTAGCGACTACCCTATTCCTCCTCTACCTATGGCTGTGGCTCCTACTGATAAATCGGTGGGGGAAGACATAGTGGCTGCAATTCTTTTGGTTGTGTTTGCAGCGCTCATTCTGCCCCTTGGCGCAATGTTGTACCTAGATATTTTGGAAACAAAGAATCAGGTCAATATTCAATTGGAGAAGGTTGAACGACTTAGGCGGCAAGTGGAACAGCAACAAAGGAAAGGAAACAAGGATGACTAAGCAATTAGAAAAGGGTTCGACGTATGCGCAGTTTGACGCAGACGGTGATGGCGTTGTAACTGACAATGAACTATCCCAGAGCGAGCGGATTATTCAAATTCAGAATATGGATGCACTTGCAGATCAACAGCGTGTGATGGCATGGGTTGCAATGGGACTGCCGTTTGTAACCATCATGTTTCTGTGCCTGCCCTACATAACTGACGCACGGGTGCAGCTGGTGATGGGCTTGGCCACAACTTTTGCCGCAGCGATGGGCACCATCGTGGTCGCCTTCATGGCAGCCACTGCCTACATCAGAGGCAAGATGAGCGATGCTTAAGCTGGCGCTGGCTGCGGCCATGCTGGCTGCTGCCTTTGCGTCTGGCTTTGCTGTGCAGGGCTGGCGCAAGGATGCGCAGATCGCAGAGATTGAAGCAGCCAACTCGGCTGCTGTTGCCGCTGCCACTGCGCAGGCCATGGAAGACACCAACCAAATGCAAAGGAAGAAAGATGCTGCACTACAACAAGCAACCAAACGTGCGCAAGAGAATGCTTCCGCTGCTGCTGCTGCTCGCGCTGAGCGCGACGGGCTGCGCAACCAGATCAACACCGCCACCAGCGCTTTGCCCACAGCTACCTGCGGCTCCGCAAGAAACTACGCCGCCACCGCCGCAGCCGTATTCGAGCAATGTGCTGCAGCTCTTGAAGAGCTGGCGACAAAAGCTGATGGACACGCCACTGATTCAAGAACCCTGACCAACTCTTGGCCAACAACTGAAAGGAAACCATGAACTTGACCGCTAATTTTTCTCTGCATGAGCTCACAAAGTCAGAGACTGCCCTGCGCATGGGCTATGAAAATACACCCGGTGAAGCTGAGACTGAGGCCCTGCGCTTGCTGTGCGAGAAGGTGCTGCAGCCGGTGCGCGACCACTACGGCAAGGGCGTGAAGGTGAACTCTGGGTTTCGCTCATTGGCTGTTAATGCTGCAGCTGGTGGTGTGCAAGGCGCTAAGCCATCAGACCATACCCGTGGCATGGCTGCTGACATTGAGATACCCGGCGTGCCTAATGCAGAGCTGGCGCAGTGGATCATGGATAACCTTGATTACACCCAGCTCATCCTTGAGTTCTACACACCCGGTATCCCTGATTCCGGCTGGTGCCACATAAGCTATGACCCAGCTAACCTAAAGAATCAAGAGCTGACAGCCACCAAGGTGGCAGGCAAGACAACTTACCTGCCGGGCTTGGTAGCTTAACCCTGCGATGCACCCAGCGCTTTGATGCGCTGGGTGTAGTTAGCTGTGTGCCTGATGCGCTTGACTTGATCAATGCGTGCAATGGTGTCTTCGTTGACTACACGCAGCTCCTTCAGCGCGGTCATGCGGTCACGGGCTGGCCGCTTGCCAGCTCTTGCAGTCTTGTCGGCCAGATCTTCGTAGGCATCTTGCCACTCTTCCAAGTCCTCATGTATTGAGAAGGCTTCCTCTTTGCCGGGCACCATCAAGGCATAACCAAACCGTGCCACGGTATCAGCAGGCTGCTGCTCTTCTGCTTCAACCAGCTCTGGCTCAGCTCTGTCAACCAGCTCAGCCTCAATTATGTCTGGCTCACTAGCCATAGCTGGTATGGCCACTGGCTCTGACTTGGTCACCAGATCCAGCGGATTGCGCGGGTTGGCTGACTTGGCTACTGGCCTTGGCTTGGCCTCTTCTGGGTAGTCCTCTGCCTCTTCAGCGCTGATCAAGCCTCTCAGGACATCTGGGAAAGCGTCCCGCAGCGCAAAGCCGCGAGCCCTCATCTGAAGCATGCGGTTTGGGTACTGAGTCCACGGGCCTTGCTTACCCCAAAGATTTGCTTTAACAGCATCTTTAACTGAAAACCTAGCAATCACAGGCTTGCGACCTTTGCGTGTTGCAATGCATACAGCTACAGCGTCTGTTGTTCCTTCCTTTTCAAGATATTCTTCAATGTCTTCGCAGACAGAACTAGCCTGCACCAGCGCCATCATTGCATCGCCGTAGACCGATGGTTTGCCATTGATCACCGCAATGTTTTGCAAGGCCTGCATGGGTGCCAACCCAAGCTCCATTCCCCATTGAACGCAAACCAAGATGTCGCCCGGCTTACCTATATATTTACTGGGAACCATGTTGCTGTTGGACAACATCTCGCAAAATGTCATAGCCTCAGTAAGATTGGTTGGAGCAAAGCTGCCCCGGTTAGTTGTGGCTAGCTGCATTACTCTTCACCTTCCAAATTTGCGCGCAAGGTTTCGAAAACCAGTGTGGCAATTGATTCAACAATTTTTCCAGCTTGGTCAATGCTCAAGTCTGGCATTGCCTCAAGGATTGCGACAGTTGCTATGGCGTGTGCGTTTTGCACTGCTTGCTGTTTAGTCATTTGACTGTCTCCTTAATTGTTAAATTTGATTGACGAATTGAATAAGCTTCTTTTGCTGGGACTACCTTCTCTGGCTGGCTTTTGTAAGATCGGACTGGCCATTTAATTGTAAAATTGCCAACCTTCGCTATAGTAAATACCCCAATAAGGTCTTTTAGGCTTTGTTCAGTATCAGCTATGTTCTGCTCGGTAATTTTCAAAGTGAGCTTTGCATCTAAGATGCGCTGGGCAAGTTTTGTTGCAGACGCATCCAGTTCAATGACCTCTTCATCGACGGGATAAATGCCGCGAGTATCTGGCCAGCGCTCGCCCTCTTGTGGCGGGTAGTAGTCAACAGACCCAGTCTCTTTCCAGTTCTCCAGCCGCAGCTGGAAATCAATCGTGACATCACGAATTCGATTAAGAGTTCCTTGGTGCGGTGCAAACAGGAAGAGGCGCAGCTGGGTGCCCCGGTACAGGGTGGCCAAGCAACCCCACTTGGCTTTGACAATGTCCATCTGAGCTTGCAGCTGAATGGGGCCGCGCCACAGTGGTGGAATGTCTTCGACATCCATGCCGGTCAGCTTGGCCTCAATCACACCCATGCCGTCAAGCTGGATTGAGTCTTGGCCAATGACGTAGATGTGTGCCTCGGTGTCGGTGGTAACCACTTTGCCAAGGCTGTAGGCTGATCCATCCAGACTGCAACACAAAGGCAGCTCATCGTGGAAGAAGGCTTTGTCGTGATCGGTGACCAAGTCAATTAGCTGCAAGCGCTTGGCAGCTTCAGCCAAGATTAATGGCTCAAGGGTATTCCCCCATGCCATGCTTTCGTTACCAATGTCGGGGCGCTCCAAGCCCCGAAGTGCGTTGATGGAAAATTCAAGCTCATCATTCGGGGTCTGATATTTTGACAGACCCATGATTGATGGCAGGCGAGATGCCGACATCATTGTGTCGGGCGTGACTTTGTTGACCATTGATAACTCCTATTATTTAGCCAGTTTGTAAACCCGGATCATTCGGGCGTGAGCTGAAGCATGCGTGGCATTGGTGATGCCGCAGACCTCAAATTGGGATGACTTGAAAACCGCACCGAAGACTGACGGGTGCAGGTTTGGTGGCAAGGTGACCTGTGCTCTTACGTCGTTGATGCACACGGTGCCTTGTCGCTGGGCAACCGCTACTGCTAGTTGCCGACAGTGACTCAGGAACTCTGTGTCCCTGAGTTCAAACATGTCCAGTTGGCTGTCGCGCAGGGCTCGGCCAATGGCTGCTGATTGAGTGTTTGCCATGATCAGATCACCCAGAAGATGACGGCCAAGGCGATTACAGCGAGGCTGTAGATAACCAGATCAGACGGGTACTGGACACGCTGGCGCTTGCTTAGAAGCGCCCTCTGAATCAGTATTTCGTCAGCGTCTGGATGCTGGCGCTGGGTGCATACATAGGCACCGCCGATCACCACTTTGCCTGTATTAAAGGGTCTTTTTCGCTCTAAATTGCTTACACTACCGCTAGTGTGTGCCTCTGGATAATCACAATATGCATCGTATAAAGTGGGTTTCATCTGAAGTTTTGCCATGATAGTACTCAAACCCACTGAGGCGCTACTACTAGGACAATTAAATTTGGCTGTCCTTACATTTAAAGTTCTCATTTCCAATCCCTTCATCTGTTGTTTTTCAAAGAATACACAGGTCAAAGGTCAATGCGCGAGCTACCACTACAGGTAGCGCTTATTTGACTTTTGGGTTTAGCGTTTTGTAGACCTTGGTGGCCTCTACCTTCTTGTTGATAATTGCCAAGTCGGACCGGGCCTGTTCCATGTGCGAGCGCGCTGCCATGATTCGCCAGATGTCGCTGCGCTCATCCACAAAGCCGAGGTGCTCGAGCTTGGCTGAGAGCTCGCCAAAGATCTTTGCTGCCCACTTGATGTCGCCGATCACCAGCACGGGCACGTCGAGCCTGCAATTCACGCCCCGACCGATGCGGCCGAAGTACTTGGCCAGCTGCTTGCGCTCAAGGCCGCTGATACTGTCCAGCGGTTTGACTGCGTCAAAACCTGTTTTTGTCATCATGTGGCACCGACCTTTGTAAACAGACGTTGGCCAATGAGGATTGCGTCTTTTGATGGAGAATGATTGCTTAGTTCTTCAGTATTCAATTCACCCCCCCCCCCCGCATT